AAACCAAGGTAGCAAGTCAGTTGCGGAAATTAAAGTCGCAGGTCAAGATATTCTGTTTATTGAATTTGGTGCAGGTGTTTACTATAACGGCAATAAAGGCGGTAGTCCTAACCCTTATGGTGAAAAGTTAGGTATGCTGATAGGCACGTATGGTAAGGGTATGGGTTCTAGACAAGTATGGGGTTACGTTGAAAACGGAGTAACCATTTTAACACATGGTACTAAGGCTACAATGCCTATGTATGAAGCAATCAAGGCGGTGTATGAACAAGCACCCAAGGTTGTTAAAGAAGTATTTGGAAAGTAGGTGATTGAGTGTGGACAGATGTAATCAAAGTTGGTGTTTACAATGGAATTAACACAAGGGTCAAGAAGCAATTCAAAACTAAATATCCAAACATCAATTGCGACACAACACAAAAAAGTGCAACGTCACCAAAATTTCCATTTGTTCAAATCACCAAACTAGAGGGCGTGGAACAAGGGGCAACATTCGACAAAGAAACAATCAATGCAGTGTTGTCTACATTCCAAATTGACGTGTTCTCTAACGACAGTGAGGAAGTATGCGAGGAAATATCAAGTTATATCTGTGAGGTTATGACTGGAAAGTTACGGTTCACAATGGTAGGCGAACCGATAGCAAATTATGAAAATGAAGATGTATGCAGATACACAGCACGATACAGACGTTTGTTCGCATACAATGACAAAATGACATGGTAGTAAAGGGCTAAATGCCCTTTTTATTTTTGCAAAATTTAAAGAAAAGAGGTAAGAAATTATGGCAGATGCAGGATTAAGTTCATTAGGCATAACATTATGGGTTGCCGAAGCTACGGACGGTGCAAAGGTAACAGACGGCTCTAAGTATACACAGCTTACTAGAATTAATGCAATCGGTGAGTTGACAATCGAGCCAGAAGCAATAGACGCTAGTGCTTTGGAGGATTATGTAACAAAGAATATCGCAGGCAGGTCTACTGTAAGTGACACGTACACAGTAACAATAAATCTTACAGACGATACCAAGAAAGAGTGGGACGCTATCTTAGGCAAAAAGGTATGCTTCATGACTAAGATTAACGGAATGACTGATGATGTATTCGTTATCGCAACAGTACCTACAGCACTTCCAGTCAGCTCATTTGAGCAGAACTCACTTTTGACAATCGACATCAACTGCACAACAAACGAGTTTATCGGCTTTGATACAGCAGTAACAGTTACAACATCATCAGTAGACGGTGACTAATCAACAAACAAGGGGTAGGGGCGGTCTTAGGACTGCCCTTGCCCTTTAAATTTATTTCCTAGAGGAAAGGGGCAAGCAAAATTATGAAGAACACATTTACAGTAAATAACAAGGAATATGAAGCTAAGGCATTTGATTTCAACATGGTATGCGACCTAGAGGATATGGGCGTACCAATGCAGGATTTAGGCAACAAGCAGACAAAGGCAATCCGTTCATACTTTGCTATCTGTGGCAACATGACAGCCGAGGAAGCAGGAAAAGAGATTAACGAGCATATCATTAATGGCGGTGACATGGGTTCAATTGCTACGGCTTTCGGCAAGGAACTTGAAAAGTCCGATTTTTTTCGCACTCTCACAGCGACAGCAAAGGAGAGGAATACAGCAAGCAAGAGCAAGAAAGCAGAGGAAACAGCCGAGAAGTAAAATACTCCAGTTTCCGAGAAATGGCAGAGAATGAATGGCTACCATACGCATTATCAATCGGAATTTCTGAAACGGATTTTTGGGGCATGAACCCACATAGGGTAAAGATACACGCAAAAGCCTATGAAATGAAAATGACAAGGCTTGATGAGCTTGTTTGGAGTTTTGTCGGCAACTATGGCTTGTCTGCAATCGCAGTAGCTATCGAACACAATTTCGCAGGGCGAAAAGCAAAATCGAAGTACATTAAAGAACCATTGACTAGGAACAAACAGAATGGCGAAATGTCCGAGAGTGATATTGAGCGTAAGCGTAACGAATTTATTCTTAAAATGAAAACAATGGAAACCAATTGGAAGAAAAATCACGAGGTAAAAGAAAATGCTTAGAGGGATAGATGTATCACGTTGGAATGAGATAACCGACTACAAGGCGGTCAAAAACGCAGGGGTGCAGTTTGCAATTGTAAAGGTCAATAATACAAGTGCCACAGCGGATAAGAAGTTGTACACACACATAGACGGATTTAAGTCCGCAGGGATAGCTTGTAACATGGGCTACAACTACTGTTATGCGAACACCAAGGATAAGGCTGTATTGGCTTCAAACGGCTTTGTAAGCCTTGCAAAACAAGTAGGCATAGATTATATGTGGCTAGACCTAGAGGACGCTGTAGTGCAGAATTTAGGCAGTACGCTTATAGACATAATCAATGTGTATAAGAGTGTTGCGGAAACCAACGGCTTGAAGTTTGGCATATACACATATTCGTACTTCTACAATGCGTTTTTAAAGCCTTATCTGTCAGAGCTACAGCACATTCCGTTTTGGATTGCACGTTACCCTAATCAGCTAGAACAGTCAATCGCAGGTTCAATGCCTACAACAGCTTCACTGCCAAAAGACGTGGTTGTCAGCGGTTGGCAGTATTCATCAAAGGGTGTTGTAAACGGCATTAAGGGCTATGTGGACTTGAATGTTTGGTATTCAGACGATACAGTTTCAGACGGAACATATATCGAGATAACCACAGACCACAACCCATTTACAGAGCCTACAACAAACTGCACAGTCGGTACGCTAGGCAACAATGCAAATTGGGTACTATGGTACTTATGGCGTTTTGGGAAACTGACAGACAAGTACGGCAATCCTGACAGTACCTTGATTAACGGCACGTACACGAAACAGACAGCCGAGATTGTAAAAGATGTTCAGTCTTTGTTGGGCTTGACAGTTGACGGAGTTGTCGGCAAACAGACTAGAAGTATCTGGAAGAAATTAGCATAACATATAGGAGGGCAAATGAGCAAAATTTACGTGACAGAAAGCTGAACTTTAGGAGGTGACAGCGAGTAATCACCTTGCTTGTTTGCCCTCTTTTTTATTACTTAAATTTACGAAAGGAGGGATAAAAGGAAATGAATGTTGACAATTTAGATATTGCCATATCGGCAGAGGTTGACGGTGCGGTGAAGTCCATAAGCACTCTTACAAGCAAATTAAGCAGTTTATCAACCGCACTCGGTAAAATAGGCGGTCAAGATTTTAACGGTCTTAAAAACGCCTTTAAATCGCTTTCAGACGCAACGCAGACACTTAGCAACATGGATACTGGAAGTATGTCAAAGGTTACGTCAGCGGTCAACAGACTTTCCAAAGTTGACACAGCTAACCTATCGGCACTCTCAACGTCACTCACAAACTTGTCTAGCGGTCTTAGGGCTGTAGGCAATACAACCTTTGACGCTACAAGCATGAACGGCATTATAGACGCTCTAAGACGTTTAGGGGGCGTTAAACCTACAACTGGTACGGCAAATTTAACAAGCATATCACAGCAATTGACAACCTTTGTTCAGCAAATGAACAGTATCGGTGCGGTAACATTCGATACGTCAAGCCTAGCGAACCTTGTTTCCAACATAAGCCGACTAGGTGCGAGCGGTGCAACACAAGCAGTCGCAAATCTGCCACAGATAAGCCAACAGTTAAAGACGTTCATAACCGAAATGAACAATCTAGGCAGTATGACGTTTGACACAACAAACCTCACAAGCCTAGTGACGGCAATAAGCAGATTAGGCTATGGCGGAGTTACACAGGCTATAACCAATATACCACAGTTGGCAACGGCATTGAAAAATCTCATGTCCACGTTAAGCACAGCACCTAGAGTGTCGCAGAATTTAATTGACATGACTAATGCGTTGGCAAGCCTAGCAAGCCAAGGTTCAAGGTCAAGTAGTGCGATTAGCGGATTGTCTAGTCGGTTAAACATATTTGGGAAAAGTGCAAGTGGGGCTACTAAGAAAGCATGGAGTTTAGCTAGTGCGATAGGCAAGATATACGCTACCTATTGGTTAGCATTTAGGGCATTTAATGTCTTTAAAAAGGCAATCAACATATCAGCCGACTTGACAGAGGTACAGAACGTAGTAGACGTAACCTTTAAGGATATGGCTTATAAGGTTGACGAGTTCGCAGAAAACTCAATCGAAAAGTTAGGTATGTCGGAATTAGCCTTAAAGACGTATGCGAGCCGTTTCCAGTCTTTAGGTTCAAATATGGGAATATCATCTTCCCAAGTATCTAAAGCAACACAATTTTTAAATGAACAAACTGACGGATATGTTGAGTTATCAGACAGCGTTGCAGATATGTCATTGACATTGACAAAACTGACAGCCGATATGTCCTCTTTATATAATGTAGACCAAGCAGACGTAGCAGAAGATTTAGAGGCTATCTACACAGGCAGTGTAAAGCCCCTAAGGGCATACG